CCCACCCCCGCACCACCTCGACGTGGAGGCCGCGCTGCTGGCGGTCCTCATCCTGGGGGAGGCGACGCCGGTGGACCTGACGCCGCTGCGCGCCGAGCACTTCTTCAGCCCGGCGCACCGGCACATGTTCGAGGCCGTCGTCGCCATCGTCGCCGAGGGCGCCACGCCGGATCACGTCACCGTCACGGGCAAGCTCCGGGAGATGGAACGCCTGCCCGACGTGGGGGGCATCCCTGCCATCAGCCGCATCCTGGACGAAGTGCCCTCGATCCCGGACCTGCCGGAAGCGGTCCGGCTCGTCGTCGACGCATGGGCCCGGCGTGAGGTTGGGGCCAAGGCCCAGCGGTGGCTCGCTGCCGCCCGGCGCCAGGGCAGCGACACGGCGCAGTTCCTCGCCACGATCCGCAAGGAAGTCGAGGCGCTGGAAGAGGCCCGGTCGCAGTCGGACGCGGCGACCGACATGCTGGCCGGGTTCCAGTCGGACCTTCGCACCATCCACGACGCGGCCAACGCCCAGGCGAAGACCGTGCGGACCGGCTACCCGGGCATGGACCGGGCCATGGACGGCGGGCTGTGGGAGGGCAAGACCGTCGTGATCGGCGCCCGGTCCGGCTGCGGCAAGACCGCCGTGGGGATCAACCTGGCGCTGCGCTGCGCCGAGACCCCACCCGAGGACGGCGGCGGCGGCGTGCTGTTCGTCAGCGCGGAACTCCCAGCCAGCGAGATCCGCCAGCGGTTCGTCTGCCACGAGGCCCGGGTGAGCATGGCGGACTACCGCTCCGGCCGCGCCCTGGACCACATCACGCCGTGGGTGTCGCACCTGGCCCGGCAGCCCATCCACGTCGACGAGCAGAGCCGCACCATCGAAGCCGTGCGCGCCAGCGTGCGCCGGCACAAGCGGCTGCTGGAGTCGCGCGGGCAGCGCCTCCGGCTGGTGGTGGTGGATTACTTCCAGGAGCTGACCACGCTGGCCACCCACGACCGGCTGATCGACCGGCTCAAGGCGGTCTCCGACGGGTTCCGGCAGATGCGCGCGGAACTCCCGGAGGCCACCCTCGTCGTCCTGGCGCAGCTCAACCGCGACGGCGCCAAGGGGGCCCGGCGCCCCATCCTGTCCGACATCGCGGACTGCGACGAGATCGGGCGCTCGGCGGACACCGTGACGATGCTCTGGCAGCCCGACCCGGACAAGAACCCGGACGACGTGGAGATGGTGTTCCCGAAGAACCGCGGCCTCCACCAGCACATCCGCCCGGTGTTCCAGCGCAACCAGCCCTGCGGCGTCCTGACCGAGAAGGAGCAGCCATGAGCGCCGCCGCCCTCACCCTGGCGCTATTCGACGACGTGCCCCCCGCGCCATCGCCACCACCACGCACCGCCCTGCCGCGCCCCCGGATGCTCCCGGTCCCGGTCCAGGGCGTGCTGCCCATCGTGCGGCTGCCCGTCGTGCCCGACTTCCACGCGGCCACCGCCGGGCTGTGCCTGGCCCAGCAGGACGAGTGCAGCGAGGTCGACTGCCGCTACCACCTGGGCGGCATCCGGGAACTGGCAGGCGAACGCTACGGCTGTGCGCTGGCCGTCGCCAGCGAACACCAGGGCCTCCCGCCGGTCACCGTCGCCGCCCTCCTCGATGTCCCGGAGGGGCTGGTCCAGGAAGCCGAGCACCGCGCCCAGGGCTACGCCGCCGCGGAGTTGGCCCGGGTCCAGGACGAGGAGCGCCAGGACGCCGAACGCGCCGCCCGTCGAGAGGCACACATCCGAGCATGGCGCGAGCGACACCGCCGGTAGCCCGACCCCTGCCGGCGGGCGGGTAGAGTCGGGGTCATGAACAACGAAGACATCCTCGCCTTTTCGGACCTCGCCCACGCCCTATCCACCGGCGGCTACGCGATCCAATCCGGGGTCAGCCCCGCCGAGAAGTGGGCGCTATGCGTCGTCGACAAGCACGGCAAGAGGCTGCCGGATGCGCTGGGCGTCGACGGGTGCGGCACGATCCGACGCGCCATGGATGAGGCGGTTCGCCAGCTCGACGACGCCCCGCTACCGGGCAAGGTCCACCGCGCCCTCGACACCTGGCGCCGCCGCCACGAGACCCCCACCGGGGTGGAGTTAGGCGTCGTGCCCGTCGACTGGAGCAAGTACCCGCCGGACTGGAAGGCCATCGTTGCCCGGGTGCGGGAGCGCAGCGGCGACCGGTGCGAGTGCCGGGGCGAGTGTGGCACCCCGTCGTGTGCGAGAGGCTGCGCCGCCGTCAACCACCAGCCCCACCCGGAGACCGGGAGCCGGGTCGTGCTCACGACGGCGCACCTCGACCACGACACCACGCACAACGACCTGAGCAACCTGCGGCACCTATGCAATCGCTGTCATCTCAAATACGACTCGGCAACCCACGTAAGGAACGCCAGGGCTACCCGGCGACGACGGCGCGAGGAGGCAGGACAGGGGAGCCTCGACCTGACCGGGGGCGACGAGTGAGCGCCGCCGGCTGACCCCTCCCGGCCGCGTGCGACAACGGGCCCATGCAGAAGATTTCCGACAAGGCCCGCACCCACACCGCCGCGCTCCTGACGTACATCGAGCAGGGCGTCCCCACCCGCGACGACCTGGAGACGTGGTGGTCGAAGCGGCACCCGGTCCGGCTGGAACTCCACCGCCTGTGCCGTGACCTCACGGACGACGGCCGTCTGGACAAGGACGGCGACACCTGGCGCGTCCCGGGGAAGGCGCCACCGCCCCGCAAGGCGCCGCGCATCGGAGATGTCGGGGGCCAAGTCATCGTGGAGGTCAAGACACCGAAGGGCGCCAAGGTGCCCGGGGCCTACGCTCCCGCGATGCTCCGCGGCATCACGGCCAACGCCGCCGTTGCCCCGCCCGCGGAGGCCCGTTTCGCCGACGACCAGACGGAGCGCAAGGTCACGGTCATCCTGGCCGAAGGCAAGCGGAGCGTCGTGACCCTCATTGGCTCACCGGCCGCCGTGTTCGCCATGGCGGACGCCTACCAGCGCCAGGTCGCTGAGGAGAAGAGCGCGTGCAAGGCCCCCGTCGCCGCCCGCAAGGCACCCCCGGCGAAGCCCGCCACGCCACCCAAGGCCCCGGTCCGCACCGCCCTGACCCCACCAGTCCCGACCAGCGCCGCCGGGCGCATCCTGGCCGCCCTGCGAAAGAAGCCGGACGACGGCCCCGGGCTGGTACGCCGCCTCAAGATGAACAGCAACACCGTCCGGGGACGCCTCAGCGAGCTGGCCCGCGACGGGTGGATCGAGATGGATGCCGCGTGCCTGTGGGAGGTGGCGCGATGAGCCGCGCCAACCGCCGTCGCCGCTACCGTCGGCGCCACCGCACCGGGCTCGCGCAGACGCCGCGGGGGACGCTCGCGGGGTCGCTGTACGTGGAAGGCCGCCTCGTCGGCCGGGTATGGCTCACGTCGATGGCGGTGGCCCCTTCCTCGTGGGTCGGGGCGCTGGTCGGCGGCGACCCCTCTGCTGAGCGTGCGACGGTGACGCCATGACCACCACCCCATCCACCCCGGACCGCGACCGTCTCGTCGCGTGGATCGACACCGAGACGACCGGCCTCGACGAGCGCCGCGGCGCCGTCCTGGAGGTCGGCATCGTCGTCACGGACATGGCCCTGATCGAGAAGGCGCGCCGCGCGTGGACGGTGCGGTTCGTCGGGGAGGTCGACGACGCCATCGCCCGGATGCACGGCCCGGACGGCAGCGGTCTGTTGCGTCGGATCGGCGGAATCGAGCAAGGCTACCGCGCCGACATCTGGCAGGGCGACGGTCTGCCCGTCGATGAGGTGGACGCGATGGCCGCGGCGTGGCTGGCGGACCAGTGCCAGGGCGTCGCCCCGCTGTGGGGTGGGCGCAACGTGGCGTTTGACCGGCGGTGGTGCCGGCGCCACATGCCCCGGCTTCACGAGGCGGTCCACCACCGGAGCATCGACGAGACCACGCTACGCATCGCCCTCGACGCCTGGGCGGGGCTGGTCGTGCCCAAGGACGCCACCCCGCAGGGCAACCGCCACCGGGCCCTCGATGACCTGGACGAGTGCCTGCGGGTGGCTCGCGCGTTCCGGGCCAGGATGGCGCCGCCCCCGCAAGACCCGCCCGGGATGCAGTGGTGCGACATCTGCCACGCCCGCGCCGTCAAGGGCGACCCTACGTGGTGTGTGGGGCGGTGCCCGGACGGCTGGCCTTCGGTCCGGTGCCCGACCTGCCGCGAGGACGCGCCGTGACCATCAAGGCCCGCGCCGCCCACACGTCCCGCGCCGTGACCGACGGCTACGAGTTGGGCCTGGTCGCCCACTGCGCCGGGTGCAGCGCCACGGTCCGCGGCGTCATCGCCTGGGGTGCGGACCACACCGCCGCACTGGAGACCGCCGCGGCGATGCTGGACGCCGAGGCCCGGGACCGCGGCTGGCGCTGCCTGGCGTCCGGCGATACCTGCGACCGGTGCAAGCGGTGACCCCTCCCGGCGGTCTGGCAAGGTGAGGCCATGGCAAAGATGAAGGTCGAAGCGACGGAGATTCCTGTGACGGCCACGCCGGAATGGCTGGCGTCACAGGTGGTGGTGGACGGGCGCTCCAACGGGTTCGCGGACGGCGTGGTCCTGCGGTGTCCGAACGATAGGCAGGTGGCGACCATCCCGCACAGCAAGATTCCGTTCTGTAGACCTGGCCAGGAACTCGTCGCCGTCCGCGCCTGGCTGACCCAGCAGATCGAGGCCGGCTACAAGGCGGGCGTCGAGGCGGGCAGGGCAGAGGGCCAGGAACACATCGCGGGGCGCGTCGCCGCTGCCCGGGGCGACGCCCTCACCGCGCACGCCAACGACCTGCGCGCCGCCCTCGGTGTGACCGACCCGTGGGACGGGTGCCTCGCCATGGTCCGCGACCTCGTGGCCAAGGACAAGGCCGCCGAGGGGCGTATGGCGAAGGCGCATAGCGACGCGGTGACCATGTGCGCGGACCAGTTGCGAGAAGCCCTCGGGACGACGCTTGGGTGGCGTGGGTGCGTCGATGCGGTCCGGGACCTCGTGGCCAAGGATAAGGCCCGGATCGCCAGTGAGGACGCCCGCAACGACGCCCGCAACGACGCCCGCGCCGAGGCGTTCAAGCAGGTCCTGCGGTGGTGCGGGGTGGACCTCAGCGACGACCCGGCGGGGGAGGATCCGGCCTTCCTGGAACGCGCCGCCGGGGACGCCGTGGTCGCGCTGCGGATCGCCACGGCCAAGCCGCCCGTCACGACGGACGCCGCCGCGGAGAGCGCCGCCATCGACGGGCTGGTCGGTGAGGCGATCCGGCA